TGGGGTGGCGCACCTGCCGCTGAGGGCTGCCCTGCCGATATGTTCATGGTCCACTTCACAGGCTGGCTGACCGTGCCAGAGAGCGGCCAGTGGGAGTTCCTCAACTGGTCAGACGATGGCTGGTACATGACGCTAGACGGCGTGCTGACGCTTGATGACTGGAACTTCCACGGCTGCGGCGGTCACTGGTCTGGACCGAATGAGGGCTACTCGCAGCTCGTCGCAGGGCAGTCCTATGCGCTCGACATCTGGATGTTTGAGTGGGGTGGTGGCGCGTGCGCGCGTCTCTGGTACGGCGCACCAACACTCGGCTATGGCGTAGTTCCAGCTGCGTGGCTGACTACCAGCGCTTTGCCAGCGCCCACTCCAACGCCTTCACCAGAGCCAAGCCCAGAGCCATCTGTTGAGCCAACGCCAGAACCAAGTCCATCAGAAAGTCCATCGCCAGAGCCTACCCCAACCCCTACAGAAAGTGAGTTGCCAAGTGTTGAACCAACCCCAGAGCCGTCACCGACTGCCACACCCCAGCCGTCGCCCACGGCCGAGCCGTCGCCAGTTCCTACTCCGACAGTTACCCCTACTCCTACTCCCACTCCTGTACCTACTCCTGAACCATCAGTAGAGCCGTCGCCTACCGAGACTCCGACACCTGAGCCGAGCGTGGAGCCAACACCTTCGCCGTCACCGTCACCAGATAACATAGGAGAGCAAACAGTTGCGGCAGTTGGTGAGGCTGTTGCTGCTGTCGCTGAGACCGTCACCAAGGCGATCGAAGCGATTACCAACTTAGGCAAGGATCTCTCACCTGCCGAGAAAGAGAAGGCTGCGCCGGTGGCGGTCGCTATCGTGATCAGCCAGGTGGCAAGTGCTGCTGTGGCTGCTGCATCTAGCGCAGCGGCTACGGCGAGAAAGGCAAGCAAGTGATCAAGCGCATCATCGTTGATCTCGTCGGTGGAGCCTGGACGATTCTAGGCTTGCTCTTCGCTGTGGTCGTTCTGCCAGAGGGCGACACGCAGTCCACGATGGCCGCACTCTTCGGCGGTCTCACATTGATCTGGCTACTGACTGGACCACTACGGTGGATGGAGGGTTGATGCCACACGCAGACCACATCGAGCAGGTACACCTACAGGGCTGGACGCGCGTTGACACCGCGCCAATGGAGTGGGTTGCTGTTGTACCGAACGACAATCACACCGCGTTCGGTGGCACGCTCTGGCGCATTGAGAACGACGGCAAAGAGTACGCAGTGGGCGTGACGGCTGGTCACCCAGTCAGCGCCGCTCTTGACTACGACGCAGCCGGTCGCGCACTCGCGGTGCTGATCAAGCAGGAGAACTCGTAATGCCGCTCTACCGCGTTGCCTCACAACTCTATAGCGATTCAGAGGCGCAGCAGAAGGGCGCAAAGCAGATCCTTGATGACTGCACCTGGAGTAGCTGCGCTGCAGTTATCGGCTGGAGTAGCGGCGGTGCAGTATCTCCGACCGCCGCAGATGCAGTGATCGCCATGAAGAAGATCACAGGCCGCAAGGATGTGCAAGGCAAGTCCGATAACGGCGGCTCTCTCGCTGAAGCCGCCAAGGTCATCGCGCACTTCGGCGGCAAGGCTCGATATGCGAAGTCATGGGAGGACGCAGTCGCAGCCGCTAAGGGCGGCGCTGCACTCATGGTCTGGGTGCAGCAGGCGGTGGACTATCCAGCAGGCGTAAAGATCTCCGCATGGCATGACCGCTGGCACAAGTGGTGGAGCAAGCACCAGCCTGCCAAGATCGCCGCTGGCTATGGCCATATGACCAGCGCTGGGTGGTGTGAAGATCACGGCTGGCAGTGGGCGTGTCCGACGCGCGACGAGAAGGTCGCCGCTGAGAAGTATGGCGTGCCGGTAACGGAGGCGCAGCTCCGCCAAATCGCCAACAGCAAGGTCAAGGCAAAGAAGGTCAAGGCTGACTTCAAGTGCCTGCTGATCGTCACCCACCCAGCCAAGGCCGCTGCGCCAAAGCCGCTGGACAATCCCACGCCAGTTGCAGCGCCAGTCGCCGCTCGTGTGGTAGCGCCTGTGGTGCCTACGGCACCTACGCCAGCACCTGCTCCTAAAATCGCCGTAGAGGCACCTAGGAGCCACGCAGAGCCACGAAAGATGGCGGAGGGTACTAAGACACCTGACGCTGTACAGGCGCAGTTGGATCAGATCGGCAAGGCTGACTGGGGCGCAATCGCCGCAGACGGTCTCGCCGTCATCAATGCAGCAGCCGCTGCGACTAGAAAGGAAAAGGGCATGAACCGAATCTTTGCAGGTATCAAGTATGTCGCCGCCAACACGCAGATCGATGAGATCGCGCTGGACTTTGTCCGCACCTTCCTCACGGTCAGCATCTCGGTGGCGCTCGGTCTGGGCATCCCACTCTTGGACATCCAAGGTGGCGACTTCCGCACCATCGTCTCCGCCGGTCTCGCGTCAGGGCTGGGCATCGTGGTCAAGGCACTTGACCGCGACAACGGCGCATACGGCCTCAAGCGCAACTAGCCATGCCAGTCCGAGTCAAGCGCCCATACGGCACTTGCTCGGTCTGTGAGCTACAGAGCAGGGTCTGGGAGGTCGAGTCTGAGCAGGTGCTCCTGTGTGGCATCTGCCTCAGGCTCCTCATCGCCTTCGCTCTAGAGGACTTGTCGCAGCCGTCCTAGGCGGCTTCCCCTGGGTGGACCCTCCCCACCCAGGGGCTATTCACTCTGCATAAAAGATATTCACCCCACATCTTGTGCATTAGGGGTTGACGGCTGCTTTGCGTTGAGCGTATGATGCCCCTGCCAGTGAGGAATGAGCCATTCGGCTCTGCTGGTACAGGAGGTCAAAGTGAAGAGGAAGCCACAGACATTCAGCGTTCTGAAGAACGGCGAGTACACGCGCTACTACGATCCGCGCACACCGGACAATCGCAACCGACCTAAGTCGGACTTCGCAGGGATGCGTGCATACACCGAGATGCCAAGCATCTCTGAGGTCGCAGGCTATGTGTTCTTCATTGCGTGCATCATCGTGGTGCTAGTCGTAGGAGGGTCACTGTGAAAGTCAATCGTAAGAGCACGCCCAAGATGGTTGTGCGGCCGTACTTCGCATCGGAGTACCAGCGCCTAGAGCGCCAAGAGCGAACGCGAGAGCGCGCCAAGTTCACCGTCGCATTGATGGTTGCTTGGATCATCGCGGTAGTCATCTGGGAGGTGGTCAAGTGAGCAAGCGTTACGAGTTTGTATCTGCGCCACAGCGCAGCCCTGAGTGGTTCGAGATGCGGAAGGGCGGCATCACCGCCACCGGCATTACCGCCATCAACGGCACATCGCCGTTCAAGACGGCCTACCGACTCTGGGCAGAGTTGACTGGTCAGGTCGGTGAGCAGCAGGCAGGAGCAGCGGCACAGCGTGGGCAGTTGCTAGAGCAGGCAGTCGCTGACTACTACACCGCCGAGACTGGCAAGAAGCTGCGAAAGTCGAATGGCATCGTGCGCCTCAAGGAGCATCCTTGGGCGATGGCTTCGCTGGACCGCACCATCATTGGCGACACCGACGGTCTCGTAGAGATCAAGACCTCAACCAGCAGCCGCTGGCAGTTGTACCCAGTGCCGCCTGAGTATGTGGATCAGGTGCAGTGGCAGATGTTCATCACTGGCGCGTCGTACTGCGATGTCGCCGTGCTGCTCTCTGGCTTGGTGTTCCGCATTGAGCGCGTAGAGGCTGATCCGATCTACCAGACCCTGCTGTTCGATAAGGCCATGGCGTTCCTGGACTTGGTCAAGACCAAGACTCCACCGCCACTGACCGGCAACGACAGCGACACACTCGCAGAGGTCAAGCCGCAGAGCAGCAACACCTACGCAGTAGCTGATCCGCAGCTCGATCACATCGCGCGTCTCTACATTGAGGCGAAGGCTGAGGCAGAGGCTGCCGATGCTGCACTCAAGGAGATGGCGATCGCCATCAAGGAAGCCATTGCCGATGGCGAAGGAGTCAAGGGTCAGGGGTGGCTTGCCACCTGGAAGACCAACAAGAGCAGCGTCAAGGTGGACTGGGAGAGCATCGCGGATGTTCTGCGAACGGTAGCGCCAGACACCTACGCTGAGGCGGTCACACGCTTCACCTCAGAAAAGCCAGGGGCGCGCGTGTTCCGAGTCTTTGGCAAGGAGGATCAGGCGTGATTGAAGTACCTGTTGATACCGCACTCCTGCTCGAAGCGGAGCAGATGTTCAAGGAGGCGAAGAGCAGCGATCACCTGCGCTTCCGTACCGAGAAGGCGAAAGGCAACACCGACTGGACAGGC